CCTGCTGGACGTACTCGGCTCATGTCCCACTCGGGTAGTTTACCTGCATAAAGCATGGCAATCAACTCACGAAAGGCACTCGCCCATCCTAGCTTACTATCACTTACTACAATAGTAGAGCTTGTTTTGTGGAAAGTTTCGGCTACTTCTGGTAGTTTATTAATAAAATTACGTTCTACACTGAAACCTACTCCTGTTCCACACATCAACACATACATAAGCTCGTCAAAAGCTCGTGGATGGTCAATATGTAAATAACTACAGTTAAAACCTGCTACGTTATCACGCTTGAGGGCTTCGCCTGCTGTCATCATACATCTCATAGAGGGCATAACTTCCATAGCGTGAATAGCATTATAAATCTCTTCACCACTCTCGCTATCTAGTTGCTCTCTTTCTTTAAAGAAGTCTACATACCTGCGGCAAGTCTCTTCCCAGGTCTCTCTACGACCTTCGCCCTCTAGCCAGCGTGCATATCTACTCTTGTGTATAAAACTTTGATACTGATCCATTAAATCATTTTCCTTTGTATTTCGGATATGTTATCCGTGCCTATCGCGTCATCGCAATATGTAATTAAGTCCATTAACTCATAATTTTTTAGTAATACTTCAGCATTTGCGTTTAGCTCTTGTATGTACTTATACTTACCGTCTAATGGTATGTTGTCATATATAGTCATTGCATCGCCGTATTCTTTTATGAGCTGCTCTGCTCTCTTCGGGCCAATACCGTTAATACCTGGAACATTATCACCTTTATCTCCTGTGAGACACTTGAAGGAAATATACTCTTCAGGTGTAACACCGTAGTGCTCGCTCCAGTTATTTATAGTAACTTCTTTTCGAGTAACGTAAGAAAATCTACTTACACCGTCTTGGATTAATAAGTCCCAATCTCGGTCACTTGACAGTAGCCAAATGTTTTCTAAACCATACTGCTTTTTATCTTTTACAAGGTGGGCAGCAAGATCATCTGCCTCTACACCTTCGTATCTAAGTACTGTATAGCTCTCTGCTAGTAGTTCTAGAGTCTCTTCATACTCATCGAAGAAGTCTATAAATGCTTGCTTTTCTTCGTCTGTTTGTGTAGCATATTTATCTTTTCGGTTCTGTTTGTACTCTGGCAATAACTCTTTACGGTAGCTTGAGGAGCCCCAGTCTGCGGTAATAATAATTCTACCGCACTTGTAAGAGTTTGCTAAAGACTTAACTGTTTCTACATACTGCTCTCGAAAATCTGTTCTGCCTTGGTGTTTCCAACGAAAAGCTAAGTTTAGTGCATCTACAATTAGAACAGTAGTATCTTTACCGCCAATTGCTTCATTAAAGTTAAAAGCCACCTATCCACTCCGTCTTTTCAGATGCCAACCAAATATCCATTAATAGTACATAACAATTTAAAAACCGTATATACAGATACTCATCTGTGTTCTCTGGCTTATTCTCTGTTACTACAAATACCTTTGATCGGTCATATTTAAAAAATAGCATTGGCTTTTGATCGCCACCTGCTGCTTGTACTACAACTTTCTTCCACCATCTAATAATATTATTTGTTTTTGGTTGTGTAAATATTTTATCAGTTAATGGAGAGTCTTTGTAGTTCTTTACCTCTATACAATAATGATTTCTCTGATTAGGGACATATAAGTCCCCTTTCAGGTATTCAAGAGCACCCGAGGCAGGTACTCTCTCAAACTTCAGTCCGGTCGCTTCTCTCAGCATGTCCCTTACTAGGTACTCGCCTCTCGCTCCCTTTGCTCTCGAATCTACCATCTTCTTCCTCTACTTCCGTTTCCGGCTCCACACTTAGTTCTTCTCTGGCTTTGATATGTCTCCACCACATTCTTCTGCGACCTGCACTCATTACTACTCCAATACGCTGATGTTGCCATCCTTAACTACCTCGATCTTCTCTAGGAGAGGATGAGACCAACCATGTGATACTATGTAAGTATTTAAGTCTTCTCTCAGTAGAACCTCTACTAGCTTCTCTCTGCCTTGGTCATCGAGTACGTTAGTAACTTCGTCTAAGAACAATATATTGATTTTAGACTTTGAAATACTACTCATTAGCTTTCTAATTGCTATCAAAGTAGCTGTATTTACTCTTGCAAGCTCACCAGAAGAAAGAGCTAGAATGTCTACTACGTTACCGTTATCAGTGATCTCTACATTAAGTTTATCATTTGAAACAACAAACTCCAGAGTGAAGCGGCCATCAGAGAGTTCAGCTAAGTACTCGTTTGCCATTTCTTCTAGTTCACCTACTAGGTTTTCGATCTTATATGCTAACAATCCGTTCGTACTAAACGACTTCTTTAACACTGTAAGATTAGACTCTAACTTACTATTTTCTTCTAATTTGGAGCTATATTCTTCAAATTGAAATATAAACTCATCTGTCTGTTCTTGAATTACTTGTATACGGGTATTTAACCTTGTACGTCTTTCATTCTCTGCCGCATTTTCTTCCAACTGTTTCTTTGAGGCGCGTAATCTGTCTTGTACAGCAAACAGCTCGCTTTCCAACTCTGCCTGATCCAAGATAGTAGCAGGAAGTTCCTGTGAGAAAGAGCGCAGTAAATCTTCCCAATCCTTTCGAGCTTTATTATTACGCTCAAATTCCAGATTGTTTGCTTTAATTCTCTTAATCTCAGGGCCAATCACCATAGCTTTAGCGTGAGCAGCATCTTTCTTAGCTCGCTCTACTTCAATCATTGCCTTCTCTTCAGAAACATCAATAGATTGCTTACAAGTAGGGCACTCATCAGAAATTCGTTCTAATTTATCCAAAGTTCGTTGAGCACCCGCAGCGACTGCTTGTAAAGAACCTAACTCTGACTGTAATTCGTCATAGGATTCATACTGTGTAATAGTAGAACTCTGGATAGCGCCAATATCTATCTTGTCGAGCATCTTCTTATACTGATTATTGGTAGAGATTTTTTTATTTTTTTCGGAGATATTTTCAATCTCTACCGTTAAAGAACTTAAAGTCTTCTGATCTTCCGATGTATCAATTTGTAAATCCAACATGGGTAGTATGTTGGTATCACTTAATTTATTATCTTCTAACCACTTTTCAACTGTTGCAAGTTTCCCTGCTATTGTAGAAGATACTGATGCTACCTCTCTAGAGGCGCTCTTAAATACTTCAAACAGTTCAACGTACTTTTCTAGGTGCAATAGATCAATAAGAAACTTCTTACGATTTGCATCAGTAGCGGTCAAGAACTGTAAGCTCGCATTAGTATTCTGGTATACTAACTGCGAAAAGGTTTTAAAGTCTACTCCAAGAACTTCCTGCAAAGTCTTATAGGTATTAGTAGCCGTATGGCTAGAGATATCAGTACCATTCTTTTCGAGTTTTACTTTAATATTTGTTTTACGATTAACTGTAATTGCGTATCTGTCTGCATCTTTAGTAAAAGACAGGTAGATATTGTATCCGTCATTGATATAACGATTAGGTATGTCTGCTTTTTTAATACCTTTAGAGTTTTTGTTATACAGAGCTTCTTCAATGATTAACGGTATGGAGGACTTCCCCATACCGTTAGTACCAAGGATTTGTGTAACAGTATTATCATCTAATTGTAATTCATTACCAGAGCCATAACTAAAGCAGTTATCCCATTTCAACGTTTGTAGTGTAATCATTGTATGTTCCTATGATGTCTGGTATTTTATCGGTATTGATTTCAAGTATGTAGGTTAAGTACTCTGCTAACTCGTCCTGGACTGACATATCTTTGTCCATTATTAGTGATGCTTCTGACTTTCGTACTACTACTTTCTTATCTAGCAGCTCTGAGTTCTTTACGTTTGCTAGATCTTGTATGTCGCCTTCTACTTCGTATATCGTGTGATCAAAATCAGTAGGTAACATATCAGCTTCGTCTGTTACTGTCTTTCTTATAAGCTGTGGTAAGTTAAACTCTTCCCACATCCAGCTCCAGTCTCTTTCATTGATTAGCAAATATCCAGTCTTTACCCTATTTCTATGAAAGGATGTAGTCATAGGACTACCTGGATATATAATATTTCTTTGTGTATTGCTGTGAGAGTGCAAGTCTCCTGCAAACACAACAGGGAAGTCTTCAAATAAGTCTAAGTCAACTTCCGGTTTTACGTGCGGTGGTATCTCTCCTCGAACGTGGGTGAACAGAGGCTGCGTCGTATCAAAGTGATCAATGCTACCTTTCTTGTGCAAATCTGCGTAAGGCAATATGCCATAACCTAAATCTGCGTCAACGTATGATATATCTACTACGTTGATCAAAGGATTAATATCTCTAGAAACCTGCTTTAGCTGAGTAAAGAATGTCTTATTCTTCTTAGTCGCTTCATGGTTTCCGTCATAGATAATTGTTGGAATCTTTACTCCACGAATAAACCTGAAGTAAAGCTCTAACTCTTCCATATTCGGAAGACGATCAAAGAGATCGCCTCCGATTATGTGCATATCACAGTCTTTTTCTAGTGCGTACACTTGGTCAAAGAACATTTGATAACGGTTTGTAGCCCACTTAACTGGGACATTCTTCTGTCCCAGTTTGATGTGCCAGTCAGCCGTGAATAATATCATCCTACGTTGAACTCAGCATCAAGTGCTTCGTCATCAGTCTCGTTGCCGTGGTTACGAACACGATCTAACAGCTCTTTCTGAGCGTCAGCAGTTGGACGAGGCATAACGTCATCCATAGACTTCAGGTCAGCAATAGAAGCCAGCTCGTCTTCAGTA